TCGTCGTTTCAGCCGTCGAGGCCGAAATGGTGGTCGCCTGGACACCGACCAGTTCGCGGACGTGCCCTGTCGTGGCGACGAGCCGACCCGCCTTGTCGGCCATGACCGCCACGAGGTTGCCGTTCGAGGCATTCGTCGGGTTTGCGGTCGCTGCGCGTGCTCCTGACATCTCGGCGTTTGCGGGAACCGCGGCGCCGGTGGCTCCAGCACCCACGGCAGCCGCTCCCGTGCTGCTCATCTCCACGATTTCGGCGCCGGTCGTCGGATTTGTCGTTCCCATGGTCGTTTCTCCTCAGGTGACTCGGATCAGCACCGACACGGGTGCCGAGGCTTGCAGGATCAGGAAGTCGTGCGGCTTCGCGTTCACAGTTGCCGACTGCCAGACGACGGCGTTCGCACTGCGATCCACGATTTCCCAGGTCGTGACCGGGGCGTTGAGCCCGTGGCGCAACGGCGTATCCGTCGTGGCGGCTGAGAACGTCAGCCGAAATAGCCGATCGTTCGTGACCGCGTTCTGGAGCGACCGGAAGGCATCGCGCAGGCGGTGAACGAGCTCATCCAGCAGGCCCGACCCTCCTGGCTTGCCTTGCGTATCGCGGAACTCGAACGGCGTCACAGGTCGGTCCCCCAGTCGTCCGTGTCAACGATCGTCTGCGGGCCGCCCTGGTCTGTCTCCAGCGCTTCCGTGAGGTCTTCTCGGATCAGGTTCCGTTGCTCAGCGAGCGCCTTGGCCTGCTGGTAGCTCTCTTCCTTGATCAGCGACTTGATCGCGGCCGTCAGCCAGACGTATTCGGAGTAGGGCTCAAGTTCAGAGTCCAGGCAGCGCGCCACGGTCGCCGTCGTGCCGTTTGGGAAAATCTCATTGGTGGCCGCACCGTCGGTTTGCGCACCGTTGGCCGCTATGATCGCCGTCAAAGTGCGCGCGCCGTTGTTGACAGGATTCGTCGCGCCCGAGACAGTGAGAATTCCGCCCAAGTCATTGAACGTGTCCAGGTTGAAATTCTGAAAGCCCCATTCGGGGATTCCAGCCACAACCGCGATGCTGTCGGTTGCAGGCGTCACGACCGCGATATCACGCACAGCCGCCAGCACCTTCGGCTTGGGCACATAGTAGAGCCGATAAGTCCCCGCCGCGGCTTCCTGGGGCTGGATACGCAGCAGCGACGACCCGATGACGTTGTAGAACCGATTGGGCGCATAGAGCAGCGGGTCGAAGTCGCGAATCTGGTTCTGCCGGATCAAGTTCCGGTCCTGGAAATTGTACGGGCGGACCGTCCGGCGTAGGGGCGTGTCTGGATCGACGTCGAGGCCCTTGAGCCTCCAGAAGTTCGACGGCAGCGTGACTTGTGACTGGCCAGCGGTCAGCGTGAAGTTGTACTCGCGGTAGAAGGTCGCCTTGAACTTGTTCGTGACGAACCGGTGCAGTTCCGTCACGCCAGTGTTCAGCCACGAAATCCAGGTCGGATCGGTGACGTAGTCGGTTACGTTGGTGAGGTCGGCTGCTTCCTTCGCGAGCGCGAGTAGCTGTTCCGTCGTGGTCGACACGGCGGGCTACTTCCTGGAGCAGATTCGGATCAGCTCCTTGAGCGCGTCGTATGCCGCGGGCGTGGCCTTGATGCCGGCCGCCTTGGCGAAGTCCTCCCAGGCCGACATCTCCGCGGCGTCGTCCGCGTCCTCGTCGGGCGGCCCGCCCATCTCGTCGTCGTCGGGCTCCAGATCATCCGGAGCCGGCGCCGAGCGGGCCAGGAGCTTGCCGTATGCGGGACCCATCGCCATCGTCAGCTCAGCGAAACGATCGCCATCCAGGTGAACTTGGTCCCGGAAGCCGGGTCGGCATCCGCCTGCGTGTCCTCACGAACGAACTGGATCGAAAACCCCGATGTATCGGCCAGAAGGCGGCACTTCGGCGAGCTGCCGGTCGTCGTGGGGAACGCCGCATCGTCGGGTCCGATCATGGTGGCGCCGACGAACTTGACGTGCCGGTACTTCCGATCGAACGCCACGCCATAGCGCCCGCTCTTCGCCGCGGTCTTGGACACCGTACCGCCGGTGTTCTTGGCACCGTTCGCCACGGTGCCGCTGGCGTCCATCTGGCCTTGCGTCGAGATGGCGCCCGCCGCCGTGATGGTCACGACGCCCGAGATCGTCAGCTCTCGGGGCCGCAAACACTGCATCTGCCGAAGGGATCGCGTCGCCATGGACCGCTCCTTAGGTGAGGGCGCCGAACTTCACGACGCCGCAGGCCGCGGGGTCGTACATCACGAAGTTGTGGACGGCGTAGATGCGCAGCTCCGAGCTGTTGTCGTCGGAGACGCGCACCCACTGGCCATCGCCCTCCATGTTGACGTGGGGGGTCTCGCCGGCGCCGACGTTGGCGAAGCTCTCCTTCTGGAGCGAGTAGCCGACGTCATCCTCGCAGTTGCGGTCGACGACGATCGAGACGTTGATCTCCATCGCGTTGACGGACAGCTTCAGGAAGCCGCCCTCGCCGTTCGCGCTCGAGGTGAACCGGCGGTCGCTGCCGAGAGACTGCGACATCGAAATCCAGCGCTTGTGGGAGACGTACAGCGTCAGGTCGGTCGCGTTGCCGATGATGACGCACGCCCCGACCAGTTCCTCGCAGGCGTCGATGTCATCCTTGTTCGTCCCGTCGACGAAGTTGCCGAACGCCCGGCTGTTGCCGCTGCGATCGGTGCCTTCCAGCGTCGAGATTCCGGTGTCCACCACCGGCCGAACCTCGGGCAGCCAGGACCGGAGGCCGACGGCGCAGACGCGGACAGCGGCGCCGCCGCCGACGTTCTGGCGGTCGCCGTTGACGAACACGAAGTCGCCGTTCGCCCAACCCAGGGTGCCGGACAGAGACGCCACGGAGGTCGTCACCACGTTCGTGCCGTAGTCGACGCCCGTGACGGTTGCCGCGGTCGCCGAGTGGAGCGCGTTCGTATGGAGGTCGACAGCCGCGACCAGCGGCATGCCCTCCACGAAGTGGTTGATCGCGCCGTTCGAAACGGTGAAGTTGTTCGTGCCGGGGGTGTAGGTGATCCCGGTCGCCGCCAGCTCTCCCCAGCCCGAGGCCAGAGCCCGGACGGACAACATGTGGTGGGTCATCCGCATCGCGGACGCCGACGCGAACGCCACGGCGTTCAGGAAGGCGGTCACGTTGGTGCGGGTGAGGGCCTTCGCCTTCGCCGACACGCGGATCGGGGCGTTGATCTCCTGCCAGGGCAGGTTGAACTTGAGGCCGGGGCTGACGGTGCTGTTCTGGGCCAGGCCCTGCGCGACCGTGAAGTCCTGGGAGACGGTGAAGACGTCCTTGATGACCTGGGTGAACGAGCAGAAGTCACCACCGCCGTCGGTCTTAGACGGCATGTTCTTCCAGATCGCGCCCTTCTTCGCGGCGATGCTGTTCTGCACCACCTTGTTGGCGAAGTACCGCTTCAGGATTCCTGCGACGGTCGTTGCGTTGAGTGCGGCGGCCATGATTCAGCTCTCCTTGTGCGGCGGTTACGCCCCGAGGCCCGCTTGGGCGACGAGGAACTTCATCAACTTCTCCGGGTCCTCCGGCTCGGCCGGGTCCGTCGCGGCGGCGGTGCTCTGCGCGCCACTGAGCGACGTGGTTCCGGGGCGATCTTTGACGGGCGGCGCTGCCGGCTTTGCGGCCGGGGCTGCCCAACCCATCTTCTTGGCGATCTTCTCGCCGGTGGACTTCAGGACGGCTTCGACCAGCGCGGCGGCGCGGTCCCAGGCGATCGGCTTGCCGTGGATCGAGTGGTACTCGATCATGAAGTCGACGACGGCCCCGGCCCGATCCGCCTCGTTGATCAGCGGGAACTTCGGGGACGCCTTGATCTCGCGGGCGATCTCGGCCTTGCGATTGTCGATGGCGGCTTGCTGCCGCTGCGACTGCTCGGCGGCCTCGCGCTCTTCGATGCGGCGCTCCAGGGCGGTCAGGCGCGGGTTGTCATCACCCTCGGCCGGTGGGGCGGTCTTGCCTTCGGCGATCGAGGCGTCGATCACGTCATCGATCGACTTGCCGTGCTTCGCCAGCCACGCCTTGGGGTTCTTGAGCAGCTCGGCCAGCGTGTCACCGGTGGAGGCTGCTTCCCGGGCCGCAACGGCGGCCTCACGCTCGTCCAGCTTCGCCAGCATCTTGCGGACGCGGGCGGCCGTGACGTCATCGGCCGGCTCACTGTCGGCGGGCGTGGTCTCTTCGGTAGCAGAGGCGGGAGTCGAACCCGCTGGGTCGGCGGTATGAGCGCCATCCGCCTCCGAGGCTCCCTGCGTCGCGGGCTGATCTTCGGTCACGACGGCCGCCCCGGTCGCGTCGGCTGCCTTCAGCTCTTCGGCGACGATCTGATCCAGCGAAGGTTCGGCGACGGGCGCGTCTGACGGCGTCTCGATGGTCGTGCTCACACAAGGGCGCGCGTGTCACGGGTCGTGATAGAGTTGGGCAGTGGTTTTTCATGTCCTGAACGTCCCTGAGGTCAGTCCGCAGGGCGCACGCACGTACTGCGAGGCGTGCGACGAATGGGCCACCGCATGGCTCTTAGGTGAGCCTCCCGCCGACCCCAGGAGAGCCGCGATCGTGGATTTGACCTTGAGGAGAAGCCTGCTGTCCGTCTTCGATCCTGGTCGTTGCTCGATAAAGCAGCGCGACGAAATACGCCACGTATTCGAGATCAGGCAGCGCGAAGGCTGGGAGTAGTTCAGGACGGCAGTGGGGTCGCCGGGGCCGGCACAGCGCCGGCCTGTACCGCCGCAAGCTGATCGCCCGCAGGAGGTTGCTGCTGAATCGGCGCTGCCTGCTGCTGGGCCGGTGCGGGGGCGGGAGTCGCGCGGCCCTTGAGCGCCTTCAGTTCGTCGACGTATCGGCGGGCAAGAGAGACGTTCTTCGGGGCGATCTTTTCGACCTTCGCCATGGCCAGGTACACTGTGGCGTTCTTGAGGGCCAAGTCGTAGTGGGCAACGGCCAGCTCGTCTGGGTGCTCGGGCTTGCCGTCGTAGAGCATGTTTTCGAACGCGGTGGAGAACATGCGCTGGATGCTGTTCTCGAGCGTGTCTTCGCTCTCCACGTCGAGGTCCGACATCGCGGCTCGGGCGCGGTCAACGTCCCAAAGCTGGGATTCGAGCATCTTCAGGATGAAGTCGAGCCGGGCCGCCGGGGTGAGCGGCAGGAAGCCGGTCGGATAGATCGTGACCTTCTTCTTCTTCAGGTCGGCGATCGTTCCCTTGAAGTCGACGACGTCGATCCCGCGCTGCCCCTCGGCCTGCACCTCGTAGGCGTGACCATCGGCGACGATGTCGGCGGCCATCTCGACCACGCGATTGAAGATCTCGACGATCGGGCGCTCCCAGGTGCGCTGGGCGAAGATCTGAAGGCGCAGGTTCTGCGACTCCATCGCCTCCCGTTGGGCAACGCCTGACTCGGCCCCCGGCGCCTTCTCTCCCTCGCTGGCGTTCTGGGAGATGCCGGCGAAATTGTACATATTGGCGATCAGCTCGCGCTTCGACGTGAAGTGCTGCTCGGGCAAGTACGGCCACACCAGCGGAACCGGCGGCTTGTCGGTGAACTCGACGAACGCGCCCACGTCGTTCGTGAACTGCTCCTTGATGATCTTCGACCCTCGCTGCAATCCGACACGGGGACGGCCCATCAACTTCCGGGCTTTTCGCTCCACCCACAGCATGTGATTCAGTTCGGACTGCATCGGCTCGAGGTAGGCAGCCAGGGAGTTGCCCCCGAACCCGATCACGAACGGCTCCCACACGAAAAACGTATAGGGGTGCCATGGTTTCTCCCACGGCTCCATCAGGAGGCGGGCCCCGGCTTGCGACTGGATGACGATCCCGTGCCAGCCGTCCTTGACGCCTTCGGCCGACGGGACCGAGTACGCCTCGCGGCACAGAACGAGGTCGGTGTTCCCGCCCGTGTCGGTCTGGATGACGTCGGCGATCTCGATCGCGGCTCGGGCCGCCGGGTTTCCCTTGCCAAACTTCGCCTTCAGGACCGCCTTGGACATGGCCCGCTGTCGGTGGAACGTCTTGGGCTTCCCGCCCCGGGCCGACAGGTGGCTGTAGCGCAGTTCCCCCGGCAAGACGCGCTCGATCACGACCTTGTTGTCCCGCTCTTCGTACGTGACGCAGCCGAATCGGCACACCTCGCCGTCCCGCAGGGCTTCGCCGCAGACCGTGTGTAGATCGGCCTCGCCCGACCAGCCGTCAAGCCACTGGGTCGCCGACTTGGCGCGCCGCTTCTGGTCCTGCGTGCCGTTCGTGGTCAGGAACCGGCCGCGGACCTTGGACCGGGCCAACATGGCGTGGGCCGTGTTCACGACGGCGCGCAGCACGTTCCAGGGGGAGATTTCCACCGGTCCCTGGGTGCCGAGGGTCGGGCCGCGGGCCGAAAGAAACGTGCCAGAGAACGGGAGTAGCTCCGTCATGGGGCGCTGCTCGTACATGCGCAGGAGGTCGAAGTCCCGCTCGATGTCGAACCCGGTCTGCTGCTCTTCGTCGACGGCGATCGCCTCATCCAGCATCGCCTTGGCGCGGGCGTCCAGGCGATCCGGTGGCGATAGGTCCTCGCCGAAGTCCTCCCCGAACCAGGGCGCGGTCACTGGGACGGCCTGTTCTTCCGCGGATCAGCACGCGCGGACGGGAAGTGTTTGGTACTCAGACGTTCCAGGAGAAAGCGGGGATCGCCTTCGTCGTCTTCCTCCCCGTCATCGGCCAACGCATCGCGGGCCAGCGCTTCTGGTGACAGGTCGATGTGGCGCGTCACCTTCGGCGGCGGCGCCGAGCCCATTTCGAGCGTCAGATCGGGCGTCTGGTACCGCGTGACGCCGTTCGAGCGAAGAATCTGGAGGAGCGCCGAGAGTTGCTTTCCGACCACGTAAGGGCGTGGATGTCACGGCTCAATCCCAGGGTGATCCGGGCTCCATCTCCAGCGCATCGGGCTCCGGTTCGTCACCGACGTCGTCTAAGGTGCGGCCACGGGCCCGCTTGACGGCCTCCGCGATACGCGCCTCACGGCGCTCATCGTCGCTTGGCGGTAGGGCTGCGTCCTCTTCCTCCCAGTGCTGGCCCACCCGATAGCCGTAGAGCACGGCGTCGATGATGTCGCTGTGGTAGTTCTCGTCGAAGACCAGGACGCCTTTGGCTTTCTCGTCGGCATCCCACTGCACGATCGCGCAATCCTCCGCGAAAACGCTGTCTGGCGGCGCCAGGAACGAGCCTGTGATCAAGGCGTCGTCCAGCAGGCCAACATGCTCGGCCTTGCGCTGCTTATCGGCCGCCTCTACGTGCAGCCCCCAGCGGTTTCGCAGCTCCTCTCCGATCTTCTTGCCGAGGGCGCCGAGGTCGCCGATTGTCCGTTCGGGGTTGAACACGCGGGAGATGGCCTTGAGCTGGTTCCCCAGCTCGGTGATCCCCTGCTTTCTGGTGATCAGCTCCTTGACCAGGCGCAGCCGGCGATCATTGGGCGCCCACCCGAGCACGCCGATCGCGTCAGCGTCGTCGAACCCGATGTCGAAGACGAGGATGTAGCGCCAGCCGGGCTTGGGGGCTTCCTGCCACTCGCAGGCGTTGCGGGAGCGGTCGTAGTGTAGGGCCAGGGCATCGCTGTCCGTCACCCACCGGCCGCAGTATTCGCGCAGATAGGTCGGGTTGTCCTCTGCCCACCGCCGGCGCTCGCGCAGTTCGGCGAGGATTTGTTCCGGGGGCTTGCCCGACTTGGCCTGAAGATGCGGGTTGTTCCGCATGTCCAGGAAGAAGTGCTCCCAGGCGTGCTTCTGCTCGCCTTCGTCGGCCTCGTAGAAGTAGCCGGCAAGTACCGGGGCGGGCGTGCCGACCAGGGATAGCGCGCCGTCATAGTCGAACAGCGACGGTTCGATGATGTCGTCGACGAGGGTGGTCAGAATGCTCGCGCGGATCGCCTGCACCTCATCGATCGCGGCCCGCTTAATGCCTCCCTCGTAGCCGCGGATTTTCTCGATCTCCTCCTTATCCTTGGCCCCGCCGAGGTAGATCACCGGCTCGTTTTCGATCGCTGGAAAGCGCATGAAGGCTTCCGTCTCGTTGGGGATGCCGCCGAGGTTGTACTTGGTATTGAGCTTCTTCAGGGTCGGCCAGATCAGCCGCTTGGCGTTCTTGAGCGTCGATGTGACGTAAAGCTGGTTGGCGTACGGCGGCTGTAGCGCGCCCTCAAGGTACCAGGTCGCGAGCGCCACGGTTCCACCTGCACGCCGCGTCTTGCGCAGCACGTTGCGCTTGGCCTTGCTGCGAACGAACGCAAGTTGCCTGGGATAGCAGACAGAGTCGGCGGTGAACGCGGGCGGCTGGAGGCGATTCGTTCTTGACCTACGGGCAAGCTCGGCTTTCGCGGCTCGCGCGAACTTGGCGCCGGTCAGGGCCAAGTCAGTTCGCCAGGTGTTCCGCTGCCCAGCGCAGCACTTCTTCGGGTGCGTCGGCTAGGTCGATCGCGAGGTCTTTCACGGGTCCGAGCGTCCGTTCCAGGTACATCTTCATGAACGCCGGGTTGGGCTGCTCGTTCGATTCGTGCTCGTTGCCGTCCTTGTCGGTCCAACGGGTGATCACGTTCTCTGTCGCCAAGGCGCGGAGCTGGGCGAACACCTCGCGCATGTTTTCCAGGGTCCGGTGCTCGGCGTCGAGCATCTTTTCGATCTCGACCAGCTTCTTCGGGCGACCTGACGGGTTCAGCGACGGCCCACCCTTCACCATTGCAGGGTTTCCGCGCTTACGCTTTACAGGCGGCTGGTTCCCCATTTCGTCAGCCATATGCGTCAGCCTCCAGCAGTGCCCGAATCTCCGGGATCGCTCGGGCGGCGGCGATCGCCTTCCGAATCGCATCCGGTGCTGTCAGCGCTCGCTCCAGAAGGGCAAACACGAGCACGATAGTAGTCGGCTCGCAGGCGGCTAGAAGCTGCCCCAGGCGTTGTTCTGGAGGGCGCTGGCGCTTGATTCGGCGGATCAGCCGATACACCGCCATGCGGCCCTTGCCGGTGCGGGCGGCGATGACCCGGGTGGACATGCCGAGGGCGTACATCTGCACGATCCGGCGCTCACCCCGCTTGTACCGGCGGTTGCGCAGGAGTGACGACCGCTGGGCCACTTCTTCGGCCGCCATCTCGCGAGAGAACGCGGCCCCTTGGTTCCGGAGCTTGCCACTGCCGCGGAAGTCGATGCGGTGCTCCCCGTCGAAGTCGAGGGCGGCAAGACCTTCGCGCTCTAGGATGCGTTCGTAGAGGGGGGCGGCGCTCAATGCTTCGTGCCCTCCGCTTCTGCCTGCGCCTCCGCGGCCAGATCGGCGATAGGACGAAGCTCCACGCCGGCGCCAGCATCGGCCCGGGCTCCCTCGTATCCCTCCACCATGCCCTTCTGCCAGCCGCGCCAGAATGCGGGGTTGTTCTCGTCCTCTGCGGCGTTCTCTCCCTCGAGCGCGAGTCCCAGGGCCTTGTCACGCTTCGACAGGCCGATCCCCATGCGGACGGCGACGAGATGCTGTTCTACGTCGTCCTTGGTGATCGCGCCTTCGGCGAGGGCCGAGATCAGCGCTGCTAGGTTGCGGAAGCGTGGTTTCTGCTTCGTCTTGCGCGCCATGCTCGATCCTTTCGTTCAGGTTACACGTGACGACTGCCGCTCGTTTGCAGCTCGACGCCGCTCCCGTGAGATTTTTTGATCTTCGTTGTGACGCGGGCAGCGAACCGGGCCCCATCCATCGGGAAGCTTGTCGGTGCATTGGACACACCGGCCCTGTCGTTTGAGCATATCGTAGCGGCGTTTGCAGAGCTGGGCGACCGTCACCCAACACCATGAAGCTTCGCCCTGGCCTTGGCGCTCTTCTGGAAGGCGGCATTCCGAGCCAGGCAGGTGGGGCAGGTGATGTGGGCTGACTTCTTGCTGGTCTTCTGGGTGGGGGGCCAGCGCTCACCGCAGACAACCCCACGGCCGAAGATGGAACGGCGGTGGACGACGGGAGTCATACGACCCTCCTAAGCGCGCAGTTATCGCCGTAGTGATGTTCCTTGCGCAGCCGGTCGTAATCGTCGCACACGGATTCAACCGTGCTCCGCGCCCTGATCTCCAGCGGCAACTCGTTGAAGATCAGCCAGACGCTTTCGACGTTCAGCCTGCGCCTCAGTTCGATGCAGTCCTTGGCCGCTTGCGAGATGTGACCGATCGTCGTGACCGCGAGACTCAGGTTCATCGCGTCCCTTTCGTTCGTTCATGGGCACAGTCCGAGCAGGGCTCATTCCCCGGCCACTGGTGCCGCTTCTCCAGGATTGAGGCGGGTGGGTTGGAGGAGAGACGGCGAGCGAGGTGGGACTCGCACAGAACCATGGTCAACGTGAGCTGTCGGGCCTCGCCGCTGCCGTAGCCGAGGATGTAGAGGGGGAGGGAGTCGGTCACAGCCACCTCAGCGCCGCGCCATTGATCGCGACGTGCATGATGTTGTCCGCGATGATGAGCAGCCAGACGGCCATGAACGGCGGACGGTCGGCGGGGTAGCCGGTCCCGCTACATTCGCTCCAAGGTTTGTTAGGGCCCAGCCAATTCTTGGCCCAGCAGACGAAGCGGGCGAGGCGCCAACGGTCGATGGCGAAGTGGGAACCGACGATGACCGCGAGCGCCAGCAACGACGGGCGAAAGAATAGGAACGGCAGTGCGTAGGTCAGGACGTGGGCGAGGCAGGCGACCGACCGCTTCGTCTTCGTGTTCGCCATCCAGTCGGACTGGAGGACGTAGTCTCCGACGGCGTGGCAGAGCAGTTGATCGGCGGTGATCATCGCCCCGCCGCCTTCTGGCGGTACCAGCAATTCAGGTAATTGCAGGGCGGATTTCTCGTGCAGCGGATACGAGCAACTGCGAGGCGCCCACCTCCAGCCATGGGGACATCGGTTGCGTACGGAATCCTCGACGGCACCACGATCCCGGTCTTCACACGGAGGTGCTTCACGAACAGCAGCCCTTCTCTGCGTCATCACACGTCAGCTTGTGCTTGACGGTCTTCTTGCCCCGAATCTGCCAGCCGGCCTTGAGCCAGCGAGCGAGGCACGCATCGCAGAGCCAGGTGACCCACTCAAATTCCCGGGTGAGCTGGTAGATGCGGATCACTTCGCACCTCGGAGGGCGGCGATCTCGTCAGGCGTGGCTCGTCGTTCGGCCGCTGCGCGCAGCTCGGCGATCTTGCGATCGGTGCCTCGGGATAGCCTGTCGTCGATGTGGTGCGGGACGGCCTGGGGTTGGG